TAAACTTAAAGAATTGCAGGAAAACTTAGCTAAAGATTTAGTTAAGTGTGAAGCCCGTGAGGGAATAACATTGACTGAAGAAAATTTAGAAAAGATTTCCGATGCTTATTCAAAGGTTTATGATATCATTACTGAGATAAAATCTTTATGATGGGGGTGACCTAGATTCGACAGGGCAAAGAGTAACAGAGTGGACAGCACGACAGCGATAGTCGTAAAAACTAAAAAAAAGTAAACGCAAACGACTCACAGTTCGCATTGGCAGCCTAAACGCTGACTAGGGTTTCGGTAGGTTTCCTCGTAACAGAATAACCTACCATCATTTTATTAAGGAGTTTTATTTTGAAGAAAATCGCAATCGCAAGTTTAATTGCAATCGCTGGTGCTGTACAAGCAGGTGGTTTCGTTTCGTATGGTGTTGACCAAGTTACCGACCGTGTAAGCAACCAACAAAGCATCGCACAATATGTTCGTGCTGGTACCTCATTAGGTGGTTTCAATCTTGGATTACAAAATCGTAATGCACGTACCAATGACAACCAATCCATGTTCAATAGTTTGGAACTTACTGCAGGTAAGACAGTTTTCGGTATCAACCCATTCGTTGGCGTTGGTTTTGATAATGGTGGTGCTGGTGCAAAGCCATATGAATATGGTCTAGTCGGCGCAAACGCTGGAGTTAAAGTTGGTCCTGGTTATGCCATGGCTGGTGCTAAGACCCGTGTAAATTGGGACAGCGCAAATCCAAAACAATCTGTAGTATTTGTTAGCTACGACATGCCAGTTATCAGCAAAGTATCTGTTGGTGTTGGTGTTAGCCAAAGCTATCAAGATATTCAAGACCGAGCAGTCGGACTTACAGTCTCTGTAGGATTCTAATATCGGAGTTTGTTAGTTCTCAATAAAAACTAACACACACTAACACACAGGAGAAAACAATGTCAAACATGACACCTTTTGAGATACGCCTTGACCTATTAAAAATGGCACAAGGAATGCTATCAGATGATTATTATGGTAAGCGTGAGCAAATCAGCAATGATTGGTCCATGCAATGTGAATCCGCAAAAATCAAAGGCGAAACACCGCCAGCACACCCAGGCTTCCCGCCTTATCCCTCAGAGACAGAAATTATAGCCAAAGCACAAGTGCTTAATGGTTTCGTTTCTAATGTTTCTATGGAAACTCCAAAAGTTACCAAGAAATCCAGTTGAGGGTATGCCAGACACACTGGCATTTTACACACAGAAAGGAAACAGATGCGAAGTAAACCTATACTTTTGAGTATACTTTTTTCATCTATAATTTTGTCATTATCACTTATAAATGTTGACACACAAAACATTCTACCAATGAAGTCAACATTCAATGCACTTACTACAGATGCAAAGAAACAGGTAACTTGTCTAGCCGAAAATATTTACTTTGAAGCGGCCCATGAGCCAAACGAAGGAAAGAAAGCGGTAGCATTCGTAACATTCAATAGAGTACAGTCTGGGTATGCCGATGATATATGCGGCGTGGTAAAGCAAAAGACTGGTAACACTTGCCAATTTTCCTGGTATTGTGACAGCACATTTACCAGCAGAGTATTGACAATCAAGCACACTCTATTGTATAATGAGATTTTAGAGTTATCAACAAACTTATTTTTGAATTTTGAAAGAATGACCGATGTAACAAACGGAGCAACTTATTATCATGCTGATTATGTAAATCCAGGTTGGACAAAACTAAAAAAGGAGAAACAAATTGGCAGGCATATTTTCTACAAAAGCAAAGGTGACAAAATTGACAGAAACAAAGGAATTATCTAAAATGAACAAAGACTTGATTACGATATTTGTGTCCATGACTATAGTTCTATGCACTCTTATAGTCTCAATGGGATTTTATAGTATAAACGATAGAAACAACATGGCAAAAAACATTGAAGCGGCTATCGCCAAAGGCGTTGATCCAGTTTCTGTTAAGTGTGCATATGAAACAAACATAAATGCAATTTGTATAACCTACGCAGCCACGACTAAAAAATAATGAGTGAAGTAGATAGAATTTTTAGAGAATTGAGGTCTTTCGCATCTACTATAGGTGAAGCACCTCCAGTGAGATATCGTAAATCAAAAGGAAAACGGAGAAAACGTAGTTTGAAAGCATGGACTTATGACGCAATGGATATGAATATGAATGAAATGAAAACTGGTATTAACGATAAATTTTTTGTTGGCGCATCAGATTACGCTGACTGGTTGCACTTGCAATTACTTGATTCGCGGACAGAAAAGAAAATGTCCACTTTCAATTCTGATTTGAAGATGCACGGCAATCGTAAAAAGTGGCAAGACTTTATTGATGAAGAATTTGATGGCGACTACATCATTCAATATACAGATTCTTCTGGACTTATTGTTACAGAAGGTTTGAATTTCATTCGTTATGATGTGAATTCCAATTCTGTCTCAACGCATACATATGGAGATAAAATTTTTATTGAAAATGTTGAAGATATTTTTCTAAAGCATTTTGATGAAGTTACCTCATACATTGAATGGGTGTATGGAGCAAATGGCGATAGCGTGAATGTTCCTCTGAATGCCGAGCGTTTGCCTGTTGATGAAATGTATCCGTTCCTCAAAGAACCATTGACCGACTACTATGACCGTTATCTGGAATCTAATGCAAACATTCTTTTGCTGATTGGACCACCAGGCACTGGGAAGACTACTTTCATTCGTGGTCTTCTTGCACACAGTAACTCGTCTGCTATTGTGACATATGATGCCGCAATTCTGGAGAAAGATTATCTGTTTGCACGTTTCATTGAAGATGAAACTGGTGTGATGGTGCTTGAAGATTCTGATAACTTCCTGAAAGCACGTAGCGATGGTAATACCATGATGCATCGTTTTCTGAACGTTGGTGATGGTCTTGTTACAACAAAAGGTAAGAAGTTGATTTTCTCAACTAACTTGCCAAGCATTCGTGACATTGATCCTGCGTTGATTCGCCCCGGTCGTTGTTTTGACATTGTTTCTTTTGATACATTGAAACAAAAAGAAGCCGAAGCACTGGCTAAGAAAATCGGTGTTAAGTTGGATGGTAAGCGTGATAGCTGGACTATCGCAGAAGTGTTCAACAAACAAATTGAACAAAGTACCAACAAAACAGTTGGTAGCAAAATGGGTTTCGTTTAAGGAGTATATTATGGCAGTAAAACAATTTAGTATTAATCAAATCTCTAGTGAGGCTGACCGCAAGAAATTGCTTGATGCTATGAAAGAGTGTTCCAATTCTATGATTCGCATGGAAGGCGAAAAAGACTTTATCAAGGAAGCAATCAAAGAAATTTGTGATGACTTGAAGTTGCCTAAGAATATTGTGAACCGTCTAGTTAAAGTTTACCACAAACAAAACTATGATGAAGAAGTTGCTGTGCATGAACAATTTGAACAGTTGTATGAAACGATTGTAAAATAATGCCAACAAAAGATGAAATGTACAAGTTCCAGGAAGAGATTGAAAAACTCGTAGCTGGAACAGACTACAACTACATGGAAGCAATCATTGAGTATTGTAATCAGACTGGTATGGAAATTGAATTAGCCTCCAGTCTGGTAAACAAAGACTTGAAGGCAAAGATTGAAATTGATGCACAAGAACTCAATATGTTACCAAAAACACGTAGACTTCCTATTTAATTTGTGATATAATTATAGCATGACTGGTTATGAAGCATTTACTCTCTATCACGTACTAAAACTGCATTTCACCTCGGGCTATGACTTTTTTAAGTACAACGGTAAAACAAATATCACCATAGAAACATTTGAGAGAAGAAAAGACAAGTACCATTTCTACAAGTTATCCCGCAAGTTTAACAACCGTAGAAATGATTACATGGATTTTGTTATCTCAAATTTTCTACACAATGATAATTGTTGGGCAGGCACTTTGCTTGAAGATGGTTCAGATGAAGTTAATATAAAAAGACTTGCAATCATTCAAGCATTGAGTTACAATTTTCAAAATGATTGTTCGGTGATTGGTGAGAGTGGAAACATAAACGATTTATTAAAAACTGATGGTGAGTATCCAGAGTTATTGACGATGACTTTACAAAAAGTTATTCAGACTGAAACTATATGCATACTTAATTCAATGATGAATTTTCTTCCCATGTGGCAAAGAAAAATCTCAGATGACATTCGCTGGCCATTACTGTATCAAAAGTGGACAAAATATTCTCCGTTTTTGAGTTTTGATAAAGCAAAGTTTCGTGAAATAGCATTGAAAGAATTGAAATGATTGAAAAGATTTATTTGGATATGGATGGTGTTCTCTGTAACTTTGAGCGCCGATACTTTGAGTTATACAAAGAACTACCAGGTTCAATGCGTGACCGAAAAGATTTTAATGTTCACTGGCACGACTTTATAGCGACAAAGCAATTTGAAACGCTAGACTGGTATCCTGGTGGTAAAGAATTGGTAATGTTTTGCTTTGAGGCAAACGTATCAATTGAGTTGTTGACTTCTTCTGGTGGTAACAAATACCATGATGAGGTTGCACGACAAAAACGTGTTTGGTTAGATAACAATGGTCTTGAAAAACTGAAGGCGAACGTTGTTCCCGGTCGTAAGCACAAGGCTGAGTATGCTACACCAAACACAATTCTTATTGATGATACACAAGATATTATTCAGTCCTTTAATGCGGCTGGTGGTATTGGTATTCTTCATAAAGAAATTGGTAATACTTTAATGATGCTTGAAAAGCTACTTGAAGTTGAACTAAATACATGATACAATGAATCATGTGGATAATTTTATACAACGCATACAATTTATACAAAGGAAAATACTATGTCTTTCGCTAATCTAAAACGCAACCGCGACAGCCTTGATAAACTCACTAAGGCTATTGAGACCACCACACAAACTGCTGAGGCTGGCTCAAAAGATGACACCCGATTCTGGCAACCAACTGTGGATAAATCTGGTAACGGCATGGCTGTTATTCGTTTTCTACCAGCACCGTCTATTGATGGTGATGATGGTCTTCCTTGGGTTCGCCGTTTTGACCACGGCTTCCAAGGACCAGGTGGTTGGTTCATTGATAACTGTTTGACTACAGTTGGTGATAAGTGTCCCGTTTGTGAACATAACTCTACATTGTGGAATTCTGGTGTTGAAGCAAACAAAGAAATTGTTCGTAAACAAAAGCGCCGCTTGAGTTACGTTGCAAACATCTATGTTATTTCTGACCCAAGCAATCCTGAAAATGAAGGTACTGTTCGCTTATATAAATTCGGAAAGAAAATCTTTGATAAGATTTCCGAAGTGATGAATCCTGAGTTTCCTGATGAAACACCTTTGAACCCATTTGACTTGTGGGAAGGTGCTAACTTCAAATTGAAGATTCGTAATGTTGAGGGATATCGCAACTATGACAAATCAGAATTTGCTGATAAGTCTGCATTGCTTGATGGTGATGATGATAAATTGGAAGCAATTTACACCAAAGAACATTCTTTGAAAGATTTTACGGACAAGAAACATTTC